AGACTGCAGCATAAAGAATACCGTCAGCTGATTTCTCAACTGACGGTATTTAGTCACTTATTATTTTTTACTGTCCTCTTGACGGGTAGCACACCATTGTAAATCTCAGTTGACAGGGAGCTGATTTTTTGTTTTGTTCTTACGCTTGAATTTCCTGCCCATTTCGGAAAGTCACTCGGATGTCTTTTTCGTTGTAGACTGTGATGAAATCCACAAGGCCGTTGAAGAAACTGAGGGAAAATTCGTTCAAGGAGCATGGCATTTTCTCAAAGGCTCTAAGGAAATCGTCTATGCTTGCCTTTTGAGCCTGTTTTTCCTGAATTTGATCGTTCAGCTCTTCGATGCGCTCTTTGAGACTGTTGTACCGGGAGGTCAGGGCATCGTGCTTTTCGTTGTAGGCAGCCTGATCCAGAGCCACATGAGCATTTTCATAAATGTGCTGCTGGACAGCATCGGAAACAATCTGGGCTTCTTCAAGCAGCTTATCCCGCTCGGCAGCCTGCTCGGATGTGTCAAAGAGCAGTTCCATCATCTCCCGACCGTTAGCAATGACCTCATCCTTTGTGGCCAGCAGCTTATTTGCCGCCGACAGGAAGGCATCCTGGATCTGCTCATCGGTCAGGTGTGGCGTGGAGCATTTATTGCCATCGTACTTGTGATTACACTGCCATATCACCCGGCGATACTTGTCGTTGGAGTGCCAGACCTTTGAGCCGTACCAGCTGCCGCATTCTCCACATCGAACTTTGCTGGAGAAGGGATGCACTCCGCTGTGGTACTTATTTCCCTTGCCGCGCTTGGCTATTTCCCGCTGAACCATATCGAATTTTTCCGGAGGGATAATCGCCTCGTGGTTTCCCTCCACATAGTATTGCGGGATTTCACCCTCGTTTTTCTTCTGCTTTTTTGTCAGGTAGTCGACGGTGAAGTGTTTTTGAAGAAGGGCATCCCCTTTGTATTTTTCATTGGTTAGGATGCTCCTGACCGTAGTAATGCTCCATTTGTCTTTGCCGCCGGGGGTCTTAACGCCTTTATCGGTGAGTTCCTGTGCGATACCTTTGTAGGTTTTGCCATGCAGGAACATATCGTAAATGTTCCGGACGGTTTCGGCTTGCTCCGGATTGATGATCAGTTCCCCGTTCGGGCCGCGGTCATAGCCAAGGAACCGATTAAACGGAATCGTGACCTTGCCGTCAGCAAAGCGCTTTCTCTGTCCCCATGTGCAGTTCTCGGAAATGCTGCGGCTTTCCTCCTGCGCCAGTGAGCTCATGATGGTGATGAGCAGCTCGCCCTTGCCGTCAAAAGTCCAGATGTTCTCCTTCTCGAAATAGCACTCCACGCCGTGTTCCTTGAGCTTTCGGATGGTCGTCAGGCTGTCCACGGTGTTTCTGGCAAAGCGGCTGACGCTCTTGGTAACGATGAGGTCGATCTGCCCGGCCAGAGCGTCCGCGACCATTTTCTTGAAGCCCTCGCGGTGTTTGGTGCTGGTGCCGGTGATACCTTCGTCGGTGTACACGTCCACGAACTCCCAGTCATCCCGGCTCTTGATGTAATTGGTGTAATAATCGATCTGCGCCTCATAGCTTGTAAACTGATCGTCGTGGTCAGTCGAGACGCGGGCGTACCCGGCCACCTTGCGCTTTTTCTGCTCCGTAATAGGAGAAGCGGTAAAGCGCGTCAGCGTAGCCGGGATCGTCTTTACTTTTTTGCCTTGGTTGATGCCCAATATCTCTCACTCCTTATCTTTTTCATGGTTTCGCTCATTTTTCGGCGACGCTCCTCTGTGAAGCTGGCTTTGATGGCCTCAGTCTGCCTTTGCCTGCGTTCCTCTGTCCATCCCGGCATCCGGCGCTTGGTGCTGTAGGTCATGGCTTCCTCATGGCCGTCGCAGAAGCAGAAGGTAATGTGCCCGCCCGGTGCGATGGTGATGTGGTCGATTTTTTCTTTGAAAAGCTCCTCGTCGAATTCCTCAAGGCCGAGCGCCTTTGCGGAAAGCTCCCGGAGCGTGTCCTCATGGATGCAGTTGTTGCTGCAGGTGTTTGTGGTGGCGCAGGCGTAAAGGTAGTATTTCTCGCCGGTGAATTTTGTGCGGGTCTGCCTGCGGTAGTTGTTGCCGCACTCGGCGCACTTGATCTTTGCCGTAAAGCAGGTGGCTCCCTTCGGATTGGTGCCTGTTTTCCTGCGCTGTTTGGAGACCTTTGCGCGGTACTCCGCAGTCCAGCAATCCTGATGGCCGGTGTTCGGAGCATCTTTCCGGATGCAGGTTCCATCCTTCAGGAAGAAGTCCAGCGTGTATTTTTCCGGCACCTCGATGTGATCCACCTTGTCGAGAAAGACATTCTCGTCAAGCTCGTCGAGACCGAGAACTTCGCAGCAGGCCTTTTCCAAAGCCTTCTGGCTGATGGTGCCGCCGACCGGGCAGCCTTCGCCGACCTTCTTTTTCTTTTTGCTTCCGCAGTTCCAGTATTCCTGATAGTGTCCGTTCTTTGTGCGCCGGTTGTGCATGTAGCTGAAGCCGCAATGCGGGCACTTGATTTTGCCGGTAAAGCAGCAGGTGTTCAGGCTCTTGTTGGCAAGGGCTCCGAGCTCCCTGCGTCTGGCCATTTCGTCTTGGACGTACTGGAAGGTCTCCATGTCGATGATGGCCTCGTGGGTGTCCTCGATGAAGTATTGCGGCAGCTCGCCACGGTTCTTTTTGCGTTTCTTGGAAATCGGGTCTGCGATGTATTCCTTCTGCAGGAGCATGTTCCCGGTGTAAGTAATGTTGGAGAGCACCACCTTGATGTTGGAATCCACCCAGCGGCAGCCTTCCCTCGTGGTGATGCCCTCGGCGGCAAATTCGCGCTCGGTTTCGAGCCGGGACTTCCCATCAAGGAAGTTCTGGTAGATGCGCTTTACGATGGAGGCTTCTTCCGGCACGATGACCAGCTGGTCGCCTTCCCAGCGGTAGCCGTACACCCGGAAGTGTCCGTTAGGGATTCCTTGCTCCATACGCTTGCGGGTTCCCCATTTCACATTGTTGCTGATGCTTTCCGATTCCGACTGTGCAAAGGAAGCGAGGAGCGTCAGCATGACCTCGCCGTCGCCAGAGAGGCTGTCGATGTTTTCTTTTTCAAAGCGGACGCTGATGCCCAACTCCTTTAGGTGCCGGACGGTCTTTAAGAGGTCTACGGTGTTACGGGCAAATCTTGAAATGCTCTTTGTGAGCACAATGTCGATTTTACCGGCCTCGCAGTCTGCGATCAGGCGCTGGAACTCATCGCGCTTCTTGGCGATGGTGCCGGTGATGCCTTCGTCAGCATAGACGCCGACGTATTCCCACTCCGGGTTCTTTTGTATAAGCTCCGAGTAGTAGCTAACCTGAGAGGAGAGGGAATGATGGAGCCGCTCTGTTTCCATTGACACGCGGGCGTAGGCTGCGACTTTTTTTCTGGCCGGAAGTGCCGGTATCTGCGGCTCAATCTTCGTGATTTTCGCCATTTTGAATCACTCCTTTCCGGTACTATACATCACTCTAAAAGCCTTATTTATCAAGCGTTTTCGGGAAATAATGTGCCGAAAATCGGCTGGTATTTCTCCCGCATTTTTGTATCAATTATGGCGTATTGCTCCTCGGTGATAAGGCCGTCTTTTAGCATGGCTTGAAACATATTCATGCTGGCCTGATACAGCTTTTCGCGCTCGAACTGATCCTCATTCATGCTGACCACCTCCGAAGCGTCCGGTGATGTAGCAGGCGTGGGAGCAATACTTCCTGCTCTTGTTGCCATAGGCCGTGAAGGGCTTTCCGCAGCATGCGCAGGTAAAGGAGTACACGGCTTTCCGGTTGACGGCCTCCGGATGGGCGTTCCACCAGCTCTGGCAGCACTCGTCAGAGCAGAACTTGACCTGCTTCCTGCCGGGCACCTGCACGATGGGCTTTCCGCAGTTCTTGCAGCAGCCGACGTCAGGCTTGTCCGCAGTTGCCTGCGTGGCCTTCTCGCCGGTAAGGCCGTTCCTGTGGCAGTACGACACCACCTGATTTTTCGTAAGACCGAGGGCGTTTGCTATATTGGCATAACCGAATCCGGCAGCGCGGAGCTCGGCTATTCTTTTCTTCTGGTCACTGGTCATGATGCTTTCACCTCCAGTTTCCACTGGAGATTGGC